CCTGTCAAGGATGAACGTGATGGCATGGATTGGAATATTGTCTGTTATGGTGTACTATCCATTGACAGGGATACTTCTACGGCGATCATCAGGGAATCTTGCCATGGACGATGAGAGCTTAGCAATTGGTAGTCTTATAGCTCGAGTCGACAGGCTTGAAATAGACTTTACTGAGATCCGTAAAGATCAAAAAGAGATGCTAAGAATTCTTCACAATGCAGAGGGTTCTTGGAAGACAATGGTCGCTGTCGGGGGAGTTGGCATAGCTATTGGAAGTGGATTGGTGGGGGTAATTGGCTTTTGGTCCAACATTAAAAGCCTTTTCATTAAATAAGGAAGAGTATTATGGAACGTGCAGAGCCTACGATTAAATTTGAATTCAACGTTACGGAAATTAACTTCATTTTAGATTGCTTGCTTGACCGCCCAGCTCGCCAATCAAAGCCATTGATTGATCGGATTACAACAGAGGCAACTGGTCAAATTGCAGCTGCGGCAGAAAAGGTATCTCAGCAGGAGCCTGAATAATGGATATTGGAAAATGGGGAGGGCTAATTGAAGCTGTCGCACCAACTATTGCTACTGCTCTTGGCGGTCCTTTGGCTGGGATGGCTACCCGCGCTATTTCTGGCGCACTATTTGGTCATCAAGATGGGTCCATTGATGATATTCAAGCTGCCCTACTAAATCCAACGCCCGATCAGCTTGCTACCTTAAAGAAGATCGATGCTGACTTTAAAGTCCAGATGAAGCAACTGGACATCGATCTTGAACAGATTTCAGAGCAAGACCGAGATAGCGCCCGTCGTATGCAGACAGAAACTCGGGATTGGATTCCCCGTGTTTTAGCTATTTTGATCGTTGGTGGTTTTGCCATCATCACTGCTTTAAAAATGTCCGGCTGGAATACGGTTAACGATCCAGCCGTATCCGAGCTTCTTACAACGCTTCGAGATGGTGTAATTCTTGTGCTTTCTTTCTTTTTTGGGTCTTCTTCAGGCTCTCAAAGAAAGGATGAAATGATCTATAAATCGACTCCAGTTCCATGAATGACAATTTCGACAAATGTTTTGCTTTGGTTTTAAGGACTGAGGGCGGTTTCCAAGACGATCCACATGACAAGGGAAATCGTTTGTCGGACGGTCGTCTCGGGTCTACTAATATGGGTGTTACTCAGGCGACTTGGGAGGCTTGGGTAGGCCACGAAGTGACACACGATGACATGAAGGCTTTGACACCAGCCGACATCGAGCCATTGTACAGGAAGAACTTTTGGGCATCTTGCCGTTGTGACGAGTTGCCGGAAGGTCTGGACTATGCCTTATACGATTTGGCGGTTAATTCCGGTGTCGGTCGAGCCATCCGTTTTTTGCAAATGGTTCTTGGGATTAGAGCTGATGGCGTTATGGGCGTAGAAACCATGAGAGCCGTTAACTCATCCGATGACCGTGACCTGATTAAAAAGTTATGCGACTATAGGCTTACTTTTTTGCAGGGGCTGCCAGATTGGAATAGATATGGTACAACATGGGGGAACCGAGTAGCATCGGTAGAAAAAACCGCAGTAAGCATGACCGGATAGGTAAATGGCGACCTCCCAGACTGGAATGACATTTAACGAGCTGCAAACCGACATCCAGAACTATCTGGAGCGCGGAGCCTCGGCTGCTGTCGACCCAATCGTTTACCAACAAATCCCCCGGCTCATTACTCTTTCTGAGCGTCGGATCATTGCCGACCTCAAGATTGAGGGATTTATTGTAGCCAGCACAACGACATTTCCAGCAGGTATTTCGGTTTACGCCAAGCCGGATCGTTGGAGAGTAACGATTTCCATTAATATCGGGACTGGAACGGGGCATCAAACCCGCACTCCGGTGTTCCCGCGTAGCTATGAGTACGTTCGAAACTACTGGCCAAACGAGTCCCAAACAGGACAGCCTAAGTTTTATGCAGATTATAACTACAATAATTGGGTGATTTGCCCAACTCCAGACCAAGATTATCCAGTTGAAATACTGTATTACGAGCTTCCAGCATTGCTTAGCGATACAAATCAAACCAACTGGATTACAGAATATGCTCCGCAGCTGGTTTTGTATGGCGCATTGCTTGAAGCCACTCCGTTCTTAAAGAACGATGAGCGCATCCCTGTCTGGAAGCAATTTTATTCCGAAGCCGTTTCCGCGATTAACACTGAAGACTTAAGGCGTATTGTGGATCGTAGCACAACCAGAACCGAGGCATGATATGAGTTACACAAGTGTATTCGGTGGTGCAACAATCTACCCAAGCAATGTTTCGTATTTCTACACGGACTTAAGCACACAAGACGTTGTTCTTCAGTGGCCGCTTGAAACTGTCCCATCCACAAATGTTGCAGCAAGCATTGTTGACGTAAATTGCACAGCGGCTGGGCGTAGCGTATTTCTTCCGGCGGCTAATTTGGCTTCTCAAGGCCAGACAATACTGTTCAATAATGTAGGCACAACGACATTTACTGTCCGTGATACTGGTGGAAACACCATTATGACCGTAGACTCAGGTCTTCTTTGGCAGGTCTATGTTACTGATAATACGACAATTAATGGTGCATGGCAGGTTCTCCAGTACGGCGTTGGAGTATCATCTGCCAATGCTGCATCACTTGCCGGTTATGGCATTAAGGCAATTTCATCGACGCTTAACCAGTCCCATCCGGTTACATCGTTTAATAGCACCTATACCACCGGAAGTGTTGACCGAGCCAAAGTTCTTGTTTGGACAGGCGGCGTTGGCAATCTTTATCTCCCATCAGCCGCCACTGTTGGTAATGACTGGTTCGTTATTTTGCGTAACCAAGGCACGGGTAACATTACCGTCGATCCGGCTGGAACCAATCTAATAGATGGGGCGTTATTAAAAGACATCCCACCAACCAATTCGTGCTTTATTATCAGCGATGGCATATCGTTCTACACCATCGGTTATGGTCAGAATGTCAATTTTGCCTTTAATTATACATCTATTTCCGTAGCTGGTTCCGGTAACTATACGTTATCGACCGCGGAGCAAAATAAGATTTCCTATAAGTTTACAGGGGCTTTGACCGGGAATCGGTCTATTATTGTTCCCCCAACTGTCCAGCAATATTGGGTCGATAACTCTACCACTGGGTCGTATACATTAACCGTAAAAACAGCCTCTGGTACCGGATTTGCGGTTCCTCAAAACTCTCGAGCCATTTTGTATTGCGATGGGACTAACGTCGTTAACGCATCCACGGCTAGTATTGCAACGCCTATTTCTATTGCTTTGGGTGGAACGGGAGCAACCACAGCTAATGGTGCGCTTATTAACCTTGGCGGTGGCGCAACTGGTATTGCCGTGTTCCAATCATCGTCACAAAGCACAGCTCAAACGGCAATGGATGTTTACTCTACGAGCCAATCAGACAGCAATGCCTTGGCTTTTGCAGTGAGCCTTGGCTAATGGCGCCGCGTCCCCTTCATATCCAATCAAAGCCCGGAATCAAACGCGACGGAACCGTGTTTGAAGGCGATTTTTATGTGGATGGACAATGGGTCCGATTCCAACGTGGACTTCCTCGTAAAATGTGGGGATACCGCAAGATAACCAATCAATTTAATAACGCATCTAGGGGTATGTATACATATCCGCTCAACGGATTGCTTTACACCATTTCCGGTGGCTCCAGCAGCTTGCAAAGCATGACCATTAACAGCGTCGGTATTGCTGGAACGGTGTATGATCGAACACCATCTGCCCTTGTCGCCAGTGACAATAATATGTGGACGCTTGATGCCATATTTGACACGGCAACAGCTTCGACGGCCCTTATTGCTCACGCTGCAACAAATTTAAACGATATTGCCAGCGATTCCGCTTATCCAATTTATGGTGGTGACATATCATCTAACGCCCAACTTATCCCATTGGGCGGTACGTCACCCTCTGTATCTGGTGGGATTTTGGCTCTTGCACCTTATTTGGTTGCCTTTGGCAGCAATGGATTCGTGGCTTGGTCTGCCCCCGGAGATCCTACCGATTGGACGACAACGTCTGGTGGCGGGGCTGCTTACGTTACATCTCAAAAGATTGTGGCCGGAATTGTCACCCGAGGCGGTGCCACCAACTCGCCATCGGCTCTTTTATGGAGCTTAGATAGTGTTATCCGTATGTCCTTTATTGGAAGTACAGGAGCTGGGGTTAATCCGACATTTTCGTTTGATACCATTTCCGATATGTCATCGATCCTATCATCCCAATCAGTTATAGAATATGACGGCATTTATTACTGGGCTGGTCTTGGGCGGTTTTTGTCATACAATGGTGTGGTCAGAGAAGTCGCTAACAATCTCAATCTTAACTACTTCTACGATAATTTGAATTATGCTCAACGCCAAAAGGTATTTGCTACCAAAGTTCCCCGTTTTGGCGAAATTTGGTGGTGTTTTCCATTTGGAGACTCTTTGGAATGTAATCATGCTGTCATTTATAATGTGCGTGAACAAACTTGGTATGACACTGCTCTTCCTAATGCTGGCCGTTCTAATGGTCAATTTGCTCGTGTGTTTGAATATCCCCTGATGATGGGAACGGTTACGGATCAGGCTATTTCGTCCTTATCCAGCTTGGTTGGTGGCTCCTCTTACACCAATGGCAATTATTACGGCATTTCTCTTGTAAACACGTCTAACATTAATGGAACAGGCGCTACCTGCAATGTCACTGTTTCGGGCGGAGCCGTTACCAACGTTACTTTGATTTCTGGTGGCACCGGGTATTTGGTTGGTGACGTATTGACTGTATCCAATGGCGATGTTGGTGGAACAGGAAGTGGGTTTACCATTAATGTTGCCACATTGACGGGCTATAGCTTATGGCAGCATGAAACTGGGGTAGATGAGCTAAATGGCTCTAATGTTAGCCCAATCAATTCTTTCTTTGAGACAAGCGATATTTCCGTTGCAGCCGCAGAGCAATCCCAGAACCGTAGTTTACGGGTCACACTTATTGAGCCGGACTTTGTTCAATCTGGACCAATGACAGTATCCGTTTCTGGTCGGGCAAATGCTCGGTCATCTGAAATTACATCAAACGAAATGATGTTCCCCGATATGGACAACATTACTTCTCCTCCCGAGCAAGTGGTGTTCTTTAAGGACATTCGTCGTGAGATGCGCTTCAAGTTCCGCAGCAACGTCGTTGGCGGAGATTACCAGATGGGCCTTTGCTTGGCCCATGTTGAGCCAGCTGATGGAACGGTATTGGGAGCTGTCGGATGATAGGCATAGATCCCAAGTTTATGGAAGTAATGGAATGGACCGATAAGATGACACCCGGTCTTTTAAATTACGGCGACATAGGCAAATTAGACAGTCCTGACAACTGGCAAAATTGGGCAAGGGGTGTTATTCTTATCAATCAACAGTGGCAAAGCGTTGCGCCAAATCCGTTTGAGTTCACAAATTGGCGTGATTGGGCCGAAAGGTTTTTACAGGTAATCCAATGACCGATCAAACCAATCAAGTCGACCCCCTTACCAGCGTCTTAAATCGCATTTATTTGCAGAATTTTAATCGCCAGTACGATCCCACGAACGCGGCTGATGCGTATTGGGCGTCCCAGATTAAATCTGGTAAGGAATCATTGGGAAATCCCTATAAGTTGGCAGCAGATATTGCATCTGGAGCGCAGGGTAGCGATGCCAATTATTACACCACAATGGCTAATTCGGTTAAGCAAAATAATCCAATTACAACATTGGCTCCGCAAAATGCCTATGCTGGCCTAACACAGCAAGATGTCAATGCCACTGTAAATGCGGCCAAAGCTGGCGCTCCGGGATTTAGCGTTACATCGATTCCAACATATTTCGGTGTGACCCCAAGTGTTACGCCTGATTGGGCAAAGGCTCTTTCGACCGACGCATCGACCTATACTGGTCTTCCAGCATCATCTTTTGGAACTGGAACGACCGATACACCGCAACAATTAACATCTGTCGATACAAAGTACACCAATCCGGCCAATTATACACCTACCTCTGCATTGCCAGCAGCGGACCAAAATGTTGCATTTGAGGCTCGTTTGGCAAATATCAGAGCCGATCCAGTCATTGAAAGCTCATTGCAGCAAGCTATTGCACAAAAAATCCCCGGCTTTACGATTGCCAAAAAGGGAGGTCACATCAAGGCAAAAGATACTCGCCCTGTTATGCTGAATTTTGATCCACCTAAGCAATATGCTAAGGGTGGACTGGCTCAAAAAGCAGAAGAGGTTAAGGCGGCTGGACGTGGTGGAGACACCATGCTTGTTCACGTCAATCCTATTGAGTATCAATGGCTTCAAAAGACCTTTGGTGGTGGAACAAATCCTCACACGGGCTTGCCTGAGTTTTCTTTCTGGGATTATATTCTTCCAGTCGTAGCCAATATTTTTGCTCCGGGAATTGGTGGCACTATTGGCGATACTATCGGTAGCATGACAGGAAATGCGCTACCAACCGCTTTGACTAGTGCTCTTGGGAGTGCTGTTACGGGTGCTGGTATTAATGCTCTTACGGGTAACGATGTTGGAACTGGCGCCCTTGTAGGTGGCCTATCTCCAACGGTTCTTAACTCTCTTGGGCTAACTGGAACTGGCGGCGCATTATCAAACTTTAATTTGCTTCCAGACGTAGCGTCAAAAGCGGCCACTGCAAGCCCGACGGCTGTTGGTAACGGAATGGGCAACATTTCTGGAGTAGCTGGAGCTTCAAGCAGCTCGCCAAGTATGGTGTCGGGCTTGATGAAATCAGCTCCATTGCTTCTTGCCGCAGCTGCTCTTGGTGGTGGCTTAAGCAAATCATCGGATCAACCAGCCGCACAGCTGTCCGGTCAGACCGATCAGAACAAGACAAAGTTATCTAATGTGACGTTTGATCGTACTCAAACCAATCCTAATGTTACAAAGCGTTATGGATACGGTGGAGAGCAGCAGTTCTTTAAAGACAATTCCTTACCAACTGTAACTGCCGCAATGGGAACCTATGTAAAGGGCGGTGGTACGGGCACGTCCGATAGCATACCAGCCAAGCTATCCGATGGTGAGTACGTCATTGACGCACAGACGGTATCGATGCTTGGTGACGGATCGTCCGATGCTGGCGCCAAGAAGCTCGATCAAATGCGTGAAGCAATTCGTAAACAAAAAGGCGGTGCTTTATCTAAGGGCAAATTTGCACCTGATGCTAAAAGTCCATTGTCGTATATGAGGGGAATAAAATAATGGGCGTTCTAGATTTTCTTTTCCAAGGCTCCCCGCCTCCTTCGACAACAACTTATGGAACGTCGACTACGGGTATTCCGCAGTTTATGTCGGATTACACGCAAGGTCTTTTAAGTAAGGCCAATGCGGTCGCAGACGAGCCATATCAGGCTTATGACCAACCCCGTTTGGCAGATTTTTCGCCTGAGCAACAGCAAGCGTTTGCTGGCACTGCGGCTATGCAAGGTCAGTATCAACCCGACATTAATAATGCTCTTAATTTAACGACAGAAGCTGGTACAGCTAATCCGCTTGGAACAGCTCAGTCATATTTAGATAACGCAGCTCAAACTGCTCCACAGGTTGTCGGCTCGTATATGAATCCATATACCGATGCGGTGGTAAATCGTATTGGACAGTTGGCTGGTCGTAACCTTCAGGAAAACCTGCTACCATCGATCAATTCCAACTTTATCCGCGCTGGTCAGTTCGGTTCGGCGCCAATGCAGACAGCCGTTGGCAATGCACTTCGCGATACACAGGAAAGTGCATTGGCCCAACAATCTCAAGCATTGCAACAGGGTTATGGCTCGGCGGTAAATGCTGCTCAGACAGACCTTGCACGTCAGGCCGGACTTGGTCAGACGGCTGGAAATCTTGCAACGCAGGGCGCTCAGACGCAAATCGCAGCTGCAAATCAAATGGGCAACACGGCAAATCTTGGGCAGACAATGGATCTGCGCGATCTTTCTGCCTTGGAAGCGGTTGGTCAAACGCAACAGACGCAGGACCAAAAGAACCTCGATCTTGCATATCAAGACTTCTTGAACCAGCGTCAGTATCCAGCTCAACAGCTATCAATGATGAACTCGCTGATTCGTGGCTTGCCATACGGAACAAGCACCTCAACATCAGCTACAGGCCCAGCCAGTACATATCAAGCCTCACCATTGTCGCAAATTGCTGGTGCAGCTGCTCTTGGTAACGCTCTTAAAATAAAGAAGGGCGGCATGGTAGAAGACAAGCGAGATCCGAACCGTCGGTCAACACGCGGTCGCAAGAGGAAGTAATTATGGCTGATGCACCTGACTATTATGGAGACGCAATGAAGTCCAACGATCAGATGATCGGTGCGCTTCAACAGGCCAATGCCAATTACAAGCCGCAAGGCATCTTTGCTAACGTCGATCCAACAATGCTTAGTTTGGCACAAGGGTTGTTGGCACCAACGAAGACGGGTGGTTTTGGTGAAAGCATTTCCAATGCAGCGGGCGCGGTCGCTGGTCCATTGGCCCAGATGAAACAAGCCCAGATGACTAATCTGGAAAAGATTGCAACACTAAAGAACGCTCAGGCTCGCTTGGCGATGGAAGCTCCATACTATCAGGCTCGTGGTGATTATTACGGTGCGAGGGCTGATGCGACTGGCACTGACGGCGTTATGACCCCGCTCGATATTAAGCGCGAAGAAGGCGTTATCGCAGACTATCAAAACCAGCTGAAGCACGAAATGGGCAAGGATAATCCTGACCCAATGGCAATTGATCGTTTTCAACAGCTTATCACCTACCACCAGAACAGGGTTGGACAGGCTGCTGGCGTTACAGCTCGGCCACCAACGGCTACGCCAATCACTGCTCCAGCGCCAGATCAATCATCTCCGGGGGTTTTTGATACTATTTCTAAATGGTGGAATGGCACTCCGTCCACATCTGCTCCATCTGAGACTCCGTCTCAACCGGCAGGAACTCCATCTCAACCGGCGATGCCTCAACAAAATAAACAACAGCAACCAAATGCAACAGACCAATCTTCTACACTTACAGTTGGTTCAACGAAACAGGTAAAGGTTGGAAAAGATAATCTAACAGCTACTTACGCGCCTGACGGAAAGTGGTATGTTGTCAAGGATGGGAAACACTATCCGGTGGTTGAATAATGGCTAAACTTGGTGCAGCTGTAGATTATGACCCTTTCAAATTACAACCAACAGCAGAGGCCAAGTTAGGCGCCCCTGTTGATTTTGATCCTTTTGAACAGGATGGCCCTCCTGATGAGCGCGAGCTTAATCTCCCGCCGCTTCAAGGAACACCAGCTCCCGGCGTTCCATTGTTACCAGCTCGGCCAGCTGATATTCCACTGCCAATCCCTCGCCCCGCCGATCTTGGGGAAGAAACAGCTCCTGTTGCGTCTCCGCTTCAAGCATCTATCGTTCCATCCGTTGCTGCGCTGACAGGCAATGCTCCGTCTGCTCCAATTATGCCCGGAATTGGATTTGGCGGCGCTCCAGCAACTCCCCCAGCCAATGGTGGCAATATTGTTTCAGCAATACCCGGCGGCTTGCAGGTTCAAAAGCAACTTCAGCAATTTGCATTTGGCAAAGGTTTACAGACGAATAAACAGATTGATGACTTGCAAAAGAAAATTGATGCTCTCAAAACTGAGGGCGGGCATGAAGATGAGATCGATAACCTTCAACGTACCATCCAAGGCTTAAAAACTTTTAGAGCGCCAGAGAATCTTGTTCCAGAGATTGCTGCTGTTCAAAAAACAGAAGAAGAGATTAAAGCTCAACCTCAGACTGATTTCAGCAAGAAATATGCAGAAGCGAAACAGGCTGGTGGCGTCAAAGGTTGGCTTACAGGAACGTATGAAGCTATTAAAGCTGATCCTCTCGGGGCCGCAAAAGGTTTTACAGCCACGACGGTCGAGGGTGCCCCACAAGTTGTAGCTACAATCGCTGGTGGTGCAAATGGCGGTGTGACAGGTGCGCTTTATGGTGCCGGTGCAGCATATACCGAAGCTCTTCTTGAAGAGACAAAAAAGTATGGCTGGGACGGCGACCCTAAGAAATTTTACGATATTTACAAAAAGCACGAAGACGAAATTGATGCTGCTGCCAAGATGAACGGGGCAGTAGCGGGTACGTTTAACGCGGCTATGGGCCTTATTCCGGGTGGAAATACTCTTGGCGAAGGCATCAGAAATGTCTTGTTTAAGTATACTCCTCTTCAAGTGGCTCAAAACATTGTTGAACGCGGCATTACAACGGTCAATAAGCTCGATCAAAAGACAGGCCAACCAATCTTTGATGCTAATGGCAATCCTGTTCTGGTCCATCTTGAAGGTCTAAAGCCATCTGAGATCGCCGATATGGTGGCTCAAGGCATTATTACGTCTGTGCCATTTGAAGCGCGTCACCTTCTTCCAGAGCGTCAGGCTCCAGCTCCAGCGCAGCCACAAGCTCCCGGTGCAGCTCCTCCTCCACCCGGTGGACCAAGTGGTGCAAAGCCCGGCGCTGGACCGGAAACTGCCGCTCCTCAGCCCGAGCCTACTGTTGACCAATTTAACTATAGGTACAATTTCAATCCACGCGATGACGCTAATCTCGTTGCTGGCTTTGAGGATGACATTAAATCTGGACGCATGACCCGCGAAGAAGCGTTGGATCGTGTTTCCAAAATGACGCCTGAAGAAGCTGCTCAAAAGGCTAATTTATTTCGTCAGGTAGGTGGCGAACAAGTCAATAGAGCTGGCTTGTCTGAAGCGGACGATCTTTATCTTCAAGCAAAACGTAAAGAACTCAATAATCTTGGTGAGCCGTTTTTCAAAACTGGAGAACAACCAGCTCCCGGCCCACAGCCCTCCCCTGATGAGTCGGTCGAGGCACGGGAGGCGGGAGCTGCACCTCCCCCTCCCGGGGCCACCGTTGATGAGCCTACCGCAAGCATCTTGAAGGGCGCTGGCTATGACATGGAAGACATCATGGCGATGTCCCCGACCGAACGCGCAGCTGAAGTGGCAAGCGCTAAGAAGGCCAAAGCCAAGCCAGCCGACCTAACGGATCAAGAACGTGAAACGCTTTCGGGAAAACCAGCTCAGGCAGAAGCTGCTGCTGCTCCTCCGCCAGAGGCTGCCCCTGCCGCCGCTGCTGAAGCCCCAGCAACAAAAGGAACAGAGCTTGTTGCCCAAGGCGTTGAACCACTTGAGGCAATGAAGGAAGCGGCGGCTGCTAATCCAGCTCCAGCTCCAGCTCCAGAACCAGCTCCAGCTCCAGAACCAAATCCAATTGAAGCCAAAACATATGGTGACATCATTGGACCAAATAGGTATGAGCCAAACAACGGATTTACGCTGTTCCCCGGCACAAATCAGGAAGCTCATTTCCGTTTTGATACTTATAAAGATTACAACAGCATTGGTATGAGTCGCAACCAATTGCTTGGTGAGCCAGCCAAATTTACGTCTGATAAAGATACGGACAGGCGTGGAGGCAACATTCGTCCAAATGAGATGCTTGAGAAGCTCAAAGACCCAGTTCTTGCTGATCTCTTTACTAAATTCGTTAATAAAGAGATTACCAAGGAACAGTTTCTTGAGCAGTTAAGCAAAACGCCTATTAAGGCTGAAGCCAATCCAATTCCTCCAGAGGGAATGAAGGCAGCGGCTGAACCAGCTCCAATAAAAGCGCAACCAATTCCAGAGCCTGTAGCAGAAGTAGCGGCTGAACCTGTCGCTAAGCCTGTTGCTGCTGAAGAAGCACCAGCCCCCGTTGAGCCAAAAGCTCCAAAAGCTCCAAAGGTTAAGGCTGCTCCAGTTGAAAAGCCAAAGACTTTGTTTTCGCTTGTTCGTTCATTGGGTGGTTTGAAAGAAGGTGATGCTCATCGTGGCGAATTGAGATCACGCGATCTTCACCGGATACCGGGTATTGTAAACAACAAAACCGGCGTGAGCCTTGAAGACTTCGTTATTAACGCTGTCGAAAATGGCTATTATCCTGAGTGGAAAGATCGCGTTCTCAATAATGAAGGCGGCGTCACCCAGCAAATGGTCGACAAAGTTTTAAATGATCTCGCTTCCAAACGTAATTTCAATGAAGCGGTGGGCCAACGCCGATCTGAGGCATTGACTGATGAAGAAGAATATCGCCTTGAAAACTACAAAGAAGACATCCGTAATCTTTTAAAGGATATGGATCATACTGCCAGCGATGAGCTGGTCCATGATGCAGGGATGGCAATGCTTCGTGGTGAGAAAGATCCACTGCAAGCACTTGAGCTTGCTCACATGGGTCGTGTCGCTGAGCTATTGCCTGACGATGGCGATTCGATCCGTGACCTGACGGGCGAAGATTTTTGGAATACCGTTCAACAACATCTTATCGACAAGGAAGAAGAGGCTCCCCGTGAAACTGAACAACGACCAACACCGGAGGCTGGCCCAGCTCCTAGAGAGGAAGGCCAACCAGTCGAGCAGCCCACAGCAAAAGAAGAGCCTGAAGGACGCGGCAAGCCTGTCGAGGAAGTTCGCCCTGCACAGCCTGAAAAAACGCCCGTAAGCACTGGCAAGGAAATTCCGGGCACTGGATTATCTATAGAGCAAAAGAAAGTTAATCTTTCGCCTATTCAGCACGCTAAAAAAATGAAAGACCTGATGGCTCGTTACTTTGAGCCGGGTAGAATTATTGAAGGCTATGGTGGTAAAGATAAGGTTATTTCATATTCCCCTCACGATCAAAACGGAAAATGGAGCGTCACTGTTCAAAAAGTAACGCCAGAAGGACTTGAGCGTTTCCGTAATCATTCTACTATGCCTGACATTAGGGAGATGAAAAATGTCCTTGGAAAGGGAATTGATAAAGATTTTGTCGTAACTGGCGATCTTGTTAAGAACAAAGCGCTCCTTGACAAACTAGGTTTTGAGCGAATCCGCACAGTTGATGGCGTTCCGCAACGCGTGTTCATTGGCCCTGATCCAACAGAGGCTATCAAGGCTGGATTACAACCAACTGTAGAAGCTGGCGTTGAAGGCAAACCGCAGATGGTCATCCCCGGCGCTGAGAAGATCAGTGGCGGTGAGTTGGCGCAGCGCAAGGCAGATCAGCCTTTGCGTCCAAAGTATGAGCAAAAAGAACCGGGTGGTTTGTTCGGTGATGAGTCCAAGCAAAAAGATATGATGGATTTGCTAAAGGAGCAACCAAAAGCTCCGGCTGCTCCAGAACCTTCAGCTCCAATACAAATGCCTACAAGCTATAAAAGTTGGATGGCAGGGCCGGATCAATTTTCCAAGTCACCCAATATGCCTGAAGAATACTTCAATGTCTTAAAAGGCTGGGCAAAGATGCTTGGCTTGAAAGGAAAAATTCATCTTTTGCTTGATAAGGATGTAAAAGATTTTGACCTTTTCCCTTACAATCAACAAACAATATTCAAAAATATAAAGACTGCTAATGGACTGAGGACTTGGTTCCCATCCACAAAATCGTCTATTATCACGTTAAAATTGCATCCAAAAAAATCATTCAACCTTGAGGTTCTTGCCCATGAGCTGGGCCATACTTTTGAAAAAGAAGTGTTTGACCGTGCTTCCCCGGAAGAAAAAGAAGCAATTATTAAAGATTACAAGCAATTCCTTGAAGAACAAAAAACAAGCAATATAGAACAATATGTTAAAGCTCTCCGCGCTCATGTGTCGGGGAAATTATCGGCGGCTAACCTTCGTTCAAAAGGTTTAGCTAACTTAACTGCCTCAGAAAGACTTCGTCCGTATTGGCGTTCATTTAGCGAGTATTTTGCCGATCAAACTGCAAGATATATGATGTCTGAGGAACGCCCTCAGTCCGTTGTTGGGAAGTTTTTTGGACGTATTGCTGACGGCTTGAAGCGTCTCTATCAGTCATTGGCTGGCATGCAGGGCAAAGCTCGCAAGTCCATAAAGGACTATCTGGACCGTCGGATAAACGAATCAGAAACCATTTTTGATGCTGCTGAAATGCCTTCTGGGGTAGAGCCTGAAGAGCCAATTACGGAATCGTCTCATAACTCATTTGACCAAGACTCGATTGACGAAATCAATCGGATGAACGCTGCCAATGGCATGGGTCCGAAGCAGCAAAATGCTGTTGTTAAATCCTTTGAAGAGCCAAAAGAAGGTCTCTTTGGGCAGTTCCGTCGCGCCATTCAAGATGAGTTTGTGTACCAACGCAAGGTACAAGAGGCTATCCAGCGTAGCAGTGGTGCGCCCCTTCCTGACAGCTTAGATGTTTATATGAAAACTAATCTCCTTCCCGGTCGTGTGTCGGAAGGAATGTACGACATCCAAAAAAACGAGGTCGATCCTCTGTTCAAGAAGATGAAAGAGTACAACGTTACCAAGGACGAGCTTGGTGGTTATCTCCTTGCTCATCATGCGCTTGAGAGAAATGCCGAGATTGCGGCTCGCAATCCAAAGCTACCGGACGGTGGTTCTGGTCTTATGAACCAAACTGCAAAGGATATGTTGGACAAGTATCAAAGTGGTCCAAAGGCAAAAGAGCTGGAAGAATTGGCTCAAGATGTCTACGCAATCCGTGATCGGGATATGCAACGTCGTGTAGACAATGGCCTTATTTCTCAAGCCGACGCAGATGCTCTTAAGGCAGCAGCGCCTCGTTACGTCCCATTGTTTGGTTTTGCTGAACGTGAAGCATCAGAAGACCGCACATCTGGCTACAATGGCATGAATTTAGGCAAGGGGATCAGCGTTTCCCCGAGTGAATGGCGAGCTGCAACAGGCCGTACATCGATCCCAGACAATCCGTTGATGAATACCATCCTCCGCGCTCAAGAGGGTATATATCGTATTGAGAAAAACAACGTCGCCAAAGCTCTATATCGCTTGGCTAAGTCCTATCCAAACCCAGACCTATGGGTGGTTAACAGGCCAGTCTTGAAGAAAGTTATCGGTGACGATGGATATGTAACGTACAACGTGGAAGGCATGGTCACGCCAAGCACGGTCATAGCCAAGATCGGTGGTATGCCGTATTACATTCGATTGAATAACGATGCGATGGCAGAGGCCTTTAAAAAGCTTGGCCTCAACCAATTGCCTCAATTTTTGCAGAAATTTAACGAGCTGAATCATTTCTATTCTCAGCTCCAGACAGGCAAGAACCTAGACTTCATGGCGAAGAACGTATCACGCGACGTTCTGGATGCTCTAACATACACTTACATCAAAGACCCAAAGGTCGCCGCCAAATTTGCTACAAGCTACTTCCCCGCTCTTATGACCGCTGTACGTCATAGCATCGGTAAAATGTCCCCAGCTCAACAGGCGATCTTTGATGAGTGGCGCCAGAACGGAGGACGTATTAGCTATTACCGTGGTGGAGACATCGAGCAGATCGCTCGTGATATGCAAGCCATCTCCGGTAAGGCTGATCCTGTTACATGGCGCACTTTGCCAGCCAAGGCTCGGTCTGCAATCTGGAAGGTTTTGACGGCGATCCCGAACGCAATGGAAAAGCTAAATGCTCCTTTAGAAGAAGCTACTCGTCTTGCAGTGTATATGGCGGCTAAGAAATCTGGTTACTCGGAACAGAAATCGGCGATGATGGCGCTTGAAGCTACGGTCAACTTCCGTCGTCGTGGCAAGTACACCAGCTATGCAAATGCTTATAAGTGGTTCTTCAATGCAGCTCTCCAGCCGGGCTTTACATGGGCTAACCTGCTCAAATCCAAACGTGGCCAACGTGTAGCAGCTGCTCTTGTCGGTATTGGTTTTGCCAATGGCCTTCGGAACTTGATGGTCTCCGACGATGACAAGATGAAAAAGGGCCGCAAAAACTATATGAATATTCCAGAATGGGAAAAGCAGGGCAATCTCATTATCAAAACAGGCACAGGCGAAAAAGATTATATCAAAATCCCTATCGGCGCCCAGCTTAACATCCCGTTCTATCTTGGTGAGAAGTTTGCTGCTTTGCTTGCAGGTCAGGCAACTCCAGCTGATACGGCAGCTAATGCAGCATCTGGTATGTTCTGGTCAGCCATGCCGATTGCATCCGGTCCGCTTGCACAAATGATTGCACCGTCAATCGTGCAGCCGCTCGTGGATCTGTACTACAATCAGAAATGGACTGGTAGCCCCGTTCACCCGCCAGAGACGCAATTTACCAAGGGTACGCCTCGCTCCTATCAGGAAAGCAAGAACACGGGTGTTCCGTTTTCGGAGTTTACCCGTTGGCTCAATAACGCGATGGGCGGTAATGCAGCTCAGCCGGGTGCAATCGATGTGTACCCAGATGATGTCCAACATCTCTATGACTTTATTGTCGGTGGCGCTGGCCGCTCTGCTACAAGCCTGTATCAGTATGTGGCCAACCTGATGACTGGCATCCCAAGCCCGAACGAAGACACGCCGCTTGTTAAAGGCTTTGCTCCGTCCAAGTTTGATTCTAGCCAGCGTTACTACGAGCTTCACGACATTGTTTCCCAAAGGGAGAACGAGGCTCGCAAGGCCGTGGCTGAGTATCAGAAAAACCCAACAACGCAGAACTACAAGATCATGGACAAGATTTTGTACGATTTGGGCGCAACTGAGTCGAACGGCAAGATTACATGGAGCAATAGCGACCCTATCATCTCTATGAGATCAGCTGATAAGGAACTGAAAGATCTTCGCCAGCAACGGATGCAGGTTAAGAGTAACCCTAAACTACCGCCGTTGATGAGGCAGCAGCAGATGGACAGCATCGATAAACAGATGAATGATGTAATGGTCAATGCTGGTCGGGATATGTCTGCACTTCAGCCGACGCCAGCTCGAGGCCCATTGTCCGGCCTCGTAGAAAAAACCCCCAAACGTTAATCTGGGGGTCATTCCTTACTTACCTACATTGTACTTGTACGGCACCTTGCCGGAGCTTTCCCGTTTATCATTGGGTAGGCTTCTGCTTGCCCGTCCCATAAGATGAAGTTTTTGCAGCTTGGCCGAGACGTTGGCTTTGCTTCTGCACTTCAAGATGTTCAAAAGCTCAAGGTCGGTCGAAAAGAACCAGCTGTCGCCGTATCGATGCTTCAAACGCATCCAATCGATCATTACTGAGTACGATTCATCGCTGAATATGGTTGAAATCACTTCTCCAATCTTTAACTTGCTCATTGCTTAGGCTCCACAAAATTAACTCCACTCATTGCTTCTTGCAGACTTGCAGCCACACGAGGCATTTGGCCAACTTTGCTTTCCTTCAAATCGGCAGCGATAGCCATCCACATAATGGACTCCCGATAGGCTTCTACACGCTCCGGCATCTGACTGACTTTGGCGTCAGCAAAGGCTGACATGATGATTGCAAGGCTCCACTCGTCCACTGAGTTCTCCAGCTTCATGTTGGCAATGGCTGCTGTGGTGCTAAGCAAGTCTTTGAAACCGTACTCATCGAGCTTAGCGAACGTATCGGACACTTTGGTGAGGGCGGTTTGCATTTGGCCTTTATTCATAGTCATTCTCCACTTTCTCTCAGGACTACTTGTCCGTTTAGTTTCTTCTTCCATTTGGAATTTTTCCCAGCTGGTAGCGGGGTCTTTGACGAGGCTAGACCAAGGTGTTTGGCTTTGCTCCGCTTGGCTTTCCCCGCTGTTTGGTGATCTATTTTGGTTTTTGTAGTCGCGCACGGCTTGCACGTCAGCCTGATATTGTCGTCGGTGTCTGTCCCTCCCAGCTCCAATGCCCTGACGTGTTCGTAGATGAACCCACCAGTCATTAATTTCATCCCACATTCCATGCACCTCCCATGTTCTCTTTCCCAGATTGCTAATTTACGGCGTTGCGAAAGATTGCCCCGTTTCGTCGTACCCATGTCCTCAATCGTAATCATTTCTTGACTGACGGTCCTTTCCATCCGTATTCCATTGCACCAATCACCCGCTTGTGGGCAGATCGTGGAATGTAAACGATGTCGTAATGCTCAGCGCACCAGCGGCACCCAATCCTTTTGACGGCTTCCCCACAAATGATAGCTGGCCGACTATTTGTTGCAATGTGAGTAACCCATTGGCATTGATCGAACCGGCCATCGATGAATGGAGTTGGCCCATACTTCCCACGGCTGTTCGGTTTTATTTCCGGCAGCGGCTTCTCTGGCGGCGGTACATAAGGAGCGACCACCTTTGGGCTTGGTGTTTTTGGCCTCACAATGATTTTTGGCTTAGGAATATGTACCTTTTTCTGTACAGGTTTATTCCTTGTGTGGCCTTGAAGTGGAACGCCAGCCCTATGCAAATAGCCAATGACCGAGTTTCGTTTTCGATTTAGCTTTGCAGCGATTTCGCTTCCAGAAAAACTCTCATTGGCAAGCCTGATGCACTCTTGCCGCTCCTCTGGTGTCCACGGGCGGCTATCTATTATTTTAACCATGAGTCTGACCTTTCTCCCAATACGCGCTCCAGTTCTGCAATGAGGCTTTCCTCGCTCGTTTGGGAAACCTCGGTTGCAATAACGTACAGCGCCTTGTTGAAAAACTCTTGAAACTCAGCTTGCCCCATCGACGAGAAGCTGATGGACGATAGTTTCGTCATCATCTCCCCGTTATGGAACATGACCTCCTCGACATAGCCAAGACGGAGCTTAAGCCACTCTACCAGCTGCTCTGGTCGAAGATAGAATGGGTGATTGTCGACCACGATCTGCATCAAAGACCAGAATAGTCTGTGTTGCCTTGCGCTACGAGTACGAGACACCTTGATAGACAAGTCTTTCCCTTCTGGTATCTCCAAAATTTGCTCTCGATCCCATTCGGTAATGGGGACCAACTTGTCCCCACTACGTCGTACATACACCGTACCTACAGACATCAGGATGCTCTGACGCGCTCTTGGGCAGATTGGAACGCCGTTGTCACCGTCATTTGGTCAGCGGGTGTCAAACGCTTCTTGACAGCGGAGAACTTGGTTGCCCAATTCTGAAGATGCTCCTTGGTTGTGCAATTATCTAGTGATTCCCTCATCTCACTCATTGCCCGTTCAACTTCTTCCGGCGGCATGACAGGCTCCGCCTTTTTTGGCATCGGGGTGGGGGAAGCCGCTTTTGCAGGGACCGTGTTGGCAGCATTGCCATCATCATCGTCCTCACCCGCGACGCCCACTATGGCTGACAGAGACAGCCGCTTGGCGTAGGTCAAAGAGGAAGCGATTTCTTGGTGCTTGCTAGATGTCGTCACTGGGTAAACCGACTCAATCCATTGCCCACTAGAATGTGTCAGGCGCGTATATAGAACGACACCTGCTTCCTCGAGATTGGTCATCTGCATGATGGCGATGCCATGCTTGGACAACGCTGGGCGAACGGCATTGAGGACCGACGCCAAATCTGCGTAAGACGATTTAAAGTGTGGGTTAGTCTTGTTAAAGACTGGGTTGGCAACCTCACCCTGCACCTTGGCAAGCGCAGCTGAGATGGCATCAATGCTATCGGACGTTCTCATTTCGACTCCTTAATGGTTATTGATCCGGTCTTGGATCGTTTAGCGGTAATTCCGTGACCAAATGCTTCGGACGCATCGACTGGAACCAGATCCTTTAAACTGGACTTGGCTGTATCAAACAGCTTTGCAGCATCTTTATTGGCTAAGTAATCAGCGGCTGCGGAGGCCCATTCATTGCTCCCAAACATATCTACTTTGCGGTCGATGGGACCAGTGTACTTTTGGGCGACGATGACGGGTTGGATATTGTTCTGCACACAATCCCAAAAATTCCGTTCTACCTCGATCAGCTGCGCTGCGTAGTCTTCATCCATCATAATATCAAAGACTTCGTACCGATGGTTGCCAAAGATGACCGAAAGCGTAGCTGCCGATAGTCCACAGACAATCATGTTATGGGTTAATTGGGGAGTGTATTTCTCCAGAACTTCCTCGTCCTTGGCAAAGGCCGAGACGTGCTTGGCTTCCCAGAGAACAGTCTTGTTGTCTGTCAAACCGTCGAGGGTACATCCCATGAAAGGGTAGTCGAGACAAATCATCTGGTCTCCCCCGTTGGTAACAATGCGCTTGGTTTTCTTGTTGAACCAAGAACGGTTGAACGCTTCCGTCCAGCTGCCGAGTTGCACCTGAAGAACGTCGGACAAATCTTCGCTTTCGGCTTCTCCCCGCTTCTCTTTCCAGAGCTGTAGGATACGTTCATCGTTTCCAGACATAAGGATATTGGCATCCGATCCGCCAACAATCCGCTTACGGAAGTCCTTTTGGTCCGTTGTTAGGCCCAAATCGATCAATACGTCATTCATTAGTGGCTCCCAAAGTTTTTAGGGTTTTCGTACTCATTCGGGTATTTTGACTCCCCTGCAAGGCGCCGCACTGCATCTTTGTATAGGAATTTGATAAACATCATCAGGTGGAACATGGTAAGCATTGCCACCGCCCACATCAGGGCGACAATAATGGCCAGTTCGTGGCCTTGGACAATCTCACTGAGCATCTTTAGCCTCCAGAAAGTGCGACAATTCCTTCTTGAGCTTTTCCCGAAGCTCCGATGGAGTACCTCGATACATCAGGACAGCCTCCTCGTGGACAGTAGCTTGCCCTGCAATCCGAGGGTTGGTATCAATCAGGATGTTCATGGCCGTCTTGTTCGCCTCGACCGAGTAGGTAAATGCGACGCTAAAGTCGGCGATGTCATTGAAAAATGATGTTGCCATGTAATTATCTCCCAGTCGCACAATGCGACAGTGAATAGATAGAATGACAAAAAATTTTTTGCAATAGGGGTTGTCAATGAAAAAAAATAAAAATAGATATACAGTATCCGCTGTCCAAGAGAGGACTTTGGATGGCATCGTGTTTGCATCTAAAAAAGAGATGACCCGATACGTTGAGCTAAAACTATGGGTCAGGGTTGGATTGATTTATGATTTGGAGCTTCAACCGGAGTTCAAGGTATCTATCAATGGTATACATTATTGTACTTACACAGCTGACTTTAAGTACATGAGGGATGGACAATGTGTAATAGAAGAGTTGAAATCCAGTGGTACAGTCAAGGACGCCGCATACCGATTACGGAAGAAGGCGGCAGAGTTGTTCTATGGCATCAAAATCGAGGTGATAGTGAAATGACTGGATTCCAATCCAAGCGCCTGATGTCCGACAGCCGTTACGCTGACCCTGTAACGATTGACCATATCATCGAGCTGAGGAAGCAAATAGCTAAACTCGAGATGCAGCTTGAGAACACATTGGCGTGGGTTGGCCCAGTCAGGAGGGAGAACGAAAAACTAAAGGCGGAGATAGAGCGCATCCTTGCGTCTATGGAAAAGAAAGGCCACTAAAATGAAAAATGCATATTTAAGCGTTGTGTTGATATTGATTAGCTTTTTACTTGCCAGTTTTATAAAAGTAGAGCCTAGTCCGATGACTATTTGGTTAATAATCGCATCTTTAATATCTGGTGTTCTCGGCATAATAGCTGGACTTATAGCGTGGAGTAATTGGTAATGGACATTGTTGAGCGGTTGAAACAAGAATTTTCTGGCAACGCATTGAAAGACATTGCAGATCAAACGCGGGTTTACGTTAAAGAACGCCATGAAGCCGCCGACGAGATTGAGCGGTTGGAGAAAGAAAATGAGTTATTGCAAAAAGAGTTGCAAAAACATCTTACCTACCAAGATCACCGCCATGGACGCATCGGAACCCACGATCCGATTTGCTAC